GTTTCTTCCGCAGGCTCCAGGGCCACAATCTGCTCTGCGTTTTCACTCTGGGCTTCGTATTGCTGTTCCAGACCTTCAAGGCCGACTTCCAAATCAGGGAAGGCCCCACGCCCTTTGATGTGGGTCAGGATTTTTTCCCGGCGTTTCACGGCCAGCAGTCGCTTGATCTCATTGAGCAAGGAGCTGATTCGAGCCCTGACGAGGTTCAGGTTCTTTTCAAGCGCAGACTTGTATTTCGGGTTGTCATGGATCGCTGCCCTATATTCGGCGAGGTCACGGCGCCGTTCCCTGAGCTCCTTCTTGCAACCTTCGATGGTTTTGGGGAACGAGGAACCGAAACTCAAGGGGCTTGTCTGGACTTTGTAGTGACCAGCATAAGCAGCTTTCGGCCCTACTCCACCAGCAATTGATTCTGGCGTGCGAGCACCAACTGGCATTTTCCCTTTGATATAGCTCGGAGCACTCGGAGTAGATTTTTCAGCAGCGGAAGCTTGCCCGCCACCGCCCTTGTTCGGCAGGCTCTTGACCCAGCGAACGAAATCCTTGCCCTCGGCGGTTTCGGTCCCATCTACTCCGTAGTGGCCCTGTTCGCCCGCCAGGGCGTTCAGACCACTCCCCGCCCAACCACTCTCTGACCAGGGATATGAGCTGGCGATGATGTTGGCGATCGACTCTCCGGCGTCGAAGTTCTGCCCCTGGGAGACGAGGGCCTTCACACCCTCGAAGTGATAGATCATTTTGCCTGCCTTGGGGCCGTCCAACAGCTTGTAGACGAGCCCGCCACCGCCCGGCCAACCGGATCCAGCTCCAGCACCCAGCGAGACCCCTTTGCCTGCGGCGGAGATCACTCCGGTTTTGCCGTGGGTGTCCCAGCCCTGGTCGATGCGCCCTTCTGGATAGCCGATGTGCTTGAAGGGGTTGACGTAGCCGCCTTCGGCGTAGCCGGGGACCGAGCCGCCCTTCTGCATATAGGCCTGATAGGCGCCACTGGTGAACGTCACCCACGGTGAGAAGCCACCAGCTTCGCGGTACTTCTTGACGGCGTTGAGGGCGTTGATGAAGGGATTGAAGATGTTGCCTGGGACGACTGTGCCGAGGATCTGCCAAAGGCCAGACGCACCGGATGGGTTGTGAGCAGCGGGGTTGCCCCCGGACTCGGCCATAGCGATTGCGGCTGCTGTGTGAGCAACGCCTTTCGGACCCTTTGCCTCAACCCAGAGTTTTTCGAGCTGGCGCTCCGTCGCCGAGTTGCCAGTTCCAAATGCAGCGAAACTCGGCTTGATCCGTTTCATCCAATCCTGGGCGAACTTGAAGGCTTCGTGGATCGCGGCCTGGCCTATGGTTTGGAGAGCGCCCGGGCCACTCAGTTTCGGTTCATGCAGACTGCTGTTTGCTGGACCACCTTTCTGGAAGCGGGGGGCAGCACCAAAGTTCACCGTGTCGAGGAAGTGCCTGCCGAGATGCCTCACGGCTTTGCGATTCAGGACATACTCGTCCTTCTCCAACATCGCTGGTACAGAGTCACCGGACGGAGCACCAATAGCGATGTGGCCGCCCCGCTGTTTTTTCTGTTCTTCTCTGGTTTGTTCAAAGCCTTTCGTTTTCCCTAGGTTGCCGCCGACGAAGTGAAACTGTGGTGCTTTTACCCCCAACGTCTGGGCGGCACTTCGGACATTGACTCCCAATGCTTCCAGGGCTTCACGGGTACCTTCGCCCATGTTTTCAAAGGCTGTTTTCAGTCCCTTGATGTGAGTACTGCCCGTAGCTGCAAAAGCTGCAAGCTTCGGGCTAGTCCTATCAAGGAAGGTCTGCATCCGGTGTTCAAGTTTGTGGACTTCCTGCGCCAGGATCTGATATTCGGCAGAGCCCTTTCCGCCTTCACGAGCTACATCAGCGAGGGCTTCCTTTTGTGCCTTGAGAACACGGGTGATGGATCCGCCTTCCCTACCGAATTCCTGCTGAGCGCGGGTGAGTCCTTCGGTTTCAGTCCGAACGTGCTTGGAAATTTTCCCTAGGTCACTGAGAGTCGTGTTGCGCTTGTCTTCGAGGTTGTTCAGGCGTTCCAGCGTGTTGTTCAATTTCTGGGTGAGTTCGGGCGATTTGCCTTCTTTAACCTCTCGCCTTAGAAGCCCTTTCCTCCGTTTTTCTTCTTCACGGAAAGCAATGCCAAGCCTGTTCGCCTCGTTGACCAAAAGGGCGACTGTGGTCTTTCGCTGCTCATGCGATCGTTCTTCCAAACTATTCTGTTCGTTCGCGTTTCGCACCTGTTTAAGGCGCAAGTTGTAGACATCAAGTTCAGCGGCGTGAAGTTCCTGGGTGCTAGCTTTATCGTCTTCTCGAACGTGTTTAAGGTGATGTTCGGCTTCACCCAATTCATTGGTGATGTGTTTCCCTTTGTGCTGAGTTTCCACCAACTGCCCTTGGACTTCTTTGTAGTCCACCACCGCCTGCCTGGACTGTTGGAAGCCCACGGTCACTGCTTTGATCGAGTCCTTGATCCGTTGCTCCATCGCTGGGACCTTGTTGCCGGTCTTGAGCAGCGCCATCAAACCGCCTGCGGCAGCTCCAATGCCCGCGCCGACTCCGGTGCCCACCACGGGGACCACCGTTCCAAGGGCGGCCCCAATCCCAGCACCCGTACCAATGCTGCTGATCACACCGCCAGCTTTTCCACCTACTTGGCTACCGATGATCTGGCCGCCGATAGCGAGTCCCGCTCCATACATGGCAGCTTTGGGCAGCCTGCCCAAAACCCCTCCGGCCATTCCACGGGCGCCAATACCACCACCCGCCGTAGCAGCTGTCGTCCCAGCGGTCCCCATGAAGGCAGCCTCGCTCGTCATCGCAGCTTTGGTGTTGGCGAAGGTGGCAATCTGGGCCTCCTGGGCAGCCGTCGCTGCCTCGGTGCTAGCCGCAAGATCATCCTGCGCCCCCGCGAGAATGCCCGCTGAAGTCGCCGCCTCAGTCTCAGCCGCCGAGCTCCCTGCCACGAGGTCAGTGAATTTCCCGTAGGACTCAAGGAGGACACCGATCGACTGAATCAGCCTGCCGAAGAAGATGATCAGCGGGCCCATGACGATGGCGACCAGGCCGAGTTTGACAATCCACTTCTGCGTCCCCGTAGATAGCTTGGTGAACCAGTCAGCGAGGTTGATGACGAATTTCACCACTGATTTCAGCATCGGGATCAGGACGGGACCAATCGCTTCCCCGATTTTGACTGCGGCAACTTGGATCCGCGCCCAGACATTACTCAACTGGAAGGCGAGCGTTTTGGTGGTTTCTTTGAAGTCTTTGTTGACGTTTTTGGCGTTTTCGTGGATCTGGTTGATTTTGTTGCTGATTTTGTTGACGCCGAAGACGAGGGCTTCAACGGTCGTACCTGTGCGAGCTCCACCGAAGGCTGCTGAGAGAATGTCTTTTGCTTTGTATTTGTTGTGAAGGTCGTCTAGGTGTGTTTTCAGCAATTCGATGGCTTTGACGAGCCCATGCGGCTTGGACATCATCCGCGCCATCGTGTCGCCTTTGATCCCGATTTCTTCGAGGGCGCCTTTGGCTTTTTCAGAGGGAGCGACCAGCAGATGCAAGGCCATGCGGAGCCTGGTGCCAGCCACCTGGGCCGGGATCCCCTGGCTGGTCAGAGTTGCCATAGCCGCGCCGAGCTCGGTGAGGCTGATCCCAGCCTGCCTGGCGGTGGTCAGCACACCCGTCGTCATTGAGGCAACCAGTTCGCTCATGCGCAGGTTGCCGGTTCCGATGATCGCGTTCATCGTCCCGGCTGCTGCAGAGAAGTTGTGAGCGCCTTTCACCCCCGCGTTGTAGGCGGAGACCATCGCTTTCGCGGTGACTTCGAGTTCAGCGTTCCCGATCGAGGCGAGGTGGGTCGCCTGTTTCAGGGCTTTCATCGCTTTGACGCCGCGAATACCCCCAGACTCGATCTGGTAGAGGGCTTTCGACATATCCGTCGGCCCGAATTTGCTGACCTGAGCGAGTTCCAGGACGTATTTGTGCAGCCGTTTGACTTCTTTCGCACTTGCCCCGGTCTCCGTGCGGAGCAACACCATGTTTTTCTGGAAGCTGGAAGCCGCAGCTATGGAGGCAACACCGATAGCGGCCAGAGGCAGGCTGATGTAGCGAGTCATCGCTTGCCCCATCGTCGCCATTTTCGTTCCCTGCGTGTAGAACGATTTGCCCATTTTGGTAGCGGCAGAGGAAGCGGTTTTCGCAGATGCAGCTAACCGCTCCTGGGCGGCAATCTGCTCATTGGTGGCAGCGACCGCAGAAGTCGCGTTGCCGATGATTCGGACCTCGATGACCTCGCCGCTAGCTAGGGCCATGATGTTGGCTGCCTCTCAGCCGCTCTCGTGCAGCATGTTGCTTGAACTGCTGCCACTTCTGATCGCTCGCCCGGTTGGTCCGGCGTTCGTGCAATCGCTTGTAACGGGCCATCAACTCCCGCCACCCCATCCGCCTCCAGGCGTCCGGGGGCCACCCATAGGCTTCCTCTAGGTCGGCGAAGATGTCGAGGATTGAGATGCCGTCGCTGGGCGTTTTGCCCGGCGAGAGCTCGCCCGCGAACGCTGCCCGCTCTTGGGCTTCCGAGTCGTCGGTGGCGTAGGGCGCTCTCCGCCCTCCACAGCCTCTTCGGCTTCTGAGTAGTAGTGCTCGAAGAGAGCGGTGAGCAGCTCTCCGATCTGCTTCTCGGAGAGGTTGATCGTCCCCGGCTCGATGTCCTGCTTGATCGAGAAGAGCTCCTCCAGCGTCTCGGAGAGTTCCTCTCGAAGAGCGAGCAGTTTGTCAACGTCAGTGTCTCCGACAGCTTTGCCCAGCTGCTCGGAGATGACCTGGATGCGGAGCAGAGTCTCGGAAGGGGCGTCTCCGGGGAGGCGATATTCCACGTCGTCGAATTTGACCCGCACGTCTGGCGAGACAACCGCGTCAAGGTCGATCAGGCCTCCGTCCGCCACTAGATTCCGCTCGGGCCCAGGTAGGAGCTCGCGGTGACCGCGTTGTGGACCGAGCGGTGCTGTACCAGCGACGTGCCTGCCCTGATCCCCATTGCGGATACGTCGAGGACCACGGTTTCGCCGTCGGGGTTGAGCCGGTTGACGCTGACGTTGGTGAAGCGCAGGTTGGGAACATCGATGGCGATCAGCTGGGAGCCGACCAGCTGCCGCTCAGCGTGGAAGGAGCCGGTCGCCAGGAAGGCGGGCACGTAGGAGCCGCCGCCGTACTGGATCTGTTTGTAATAGGCCTGGTTCTGCCAGATAATCTGCATCTCCAGCGAGACCGATCGGCTGAGAGGCACGACCTTGCGCCTGAAGGTGCTGGTCGTGAACAGGTTGTCGTCCACGTTGCGGGTGTAGTTGTAGGTCCACTGCATCACGTCTACCTCGGTGGCTCCGTTCAGCAGGTAGGCGCCTCCGGCATACATGGCTGGATCCCCTGTTTCGAGAGTCGGAGCGAGCCCCGAGGCAGCGCCATCACGGTAGTAGGGGGTGCCTCCACCGATGAAGGGCACCGTGACTTTCCAGGGCTCCCCAGACTGGCCTTCCACCGTCATTCCCGTCAGCAGCGCGGAGATCACCCGATCCGCCTGGTTCCCGCCGCCCCAGGCCGCCTCAACGGTCAGATAGAGCGAGGTGGAGTTGGGGACGTAGACGCTGGTCCCGACTTCGGCGGAAGTCCCGACGGCCGCAGCGGATCCCAGCGTCCAGGCAGAGAGATAGGTCCACATATCCGGTCGAACATATGCCTGGATCTGGCCGTCCGGTTTCGTGTGCTGGCGGTAGATCAGACCCTGATCCATGCCGTCCCCGCCCTCGTAGATCGACTGCGAGTCGATCGCAATATCAAGAGCGGTTCCGTTCAGATACTTGACGAACTTGAAGCCCGTGGTGGCCTCGGCTTCAGCGCTGGTCTGCTTCGCAAGGGCGAAGTAGTTGCGTGGGTCGTTAGTGCTGAAGCCCATTTAGTCGCCTTCGCCCTTCTCTTTTTTGGGAGCGGATTTCCCGCTGACGAGCTCGAAACCAAAGGAAGAAGCCAGCGCGGACGGCCCCTCGATTTCATCGCCATCTTCGACCTGCTCGCCTGTGGCAACGATCAACACAGGCGGGCCGGAGTAGCGGAACTTCACGAGATCCGGGTTCTCAGCCATTGCCTAGATTATCGTACGGGCCTTCAGTTGATGTCCTGCTGCTGCTGCACCATGAAGGCCGATTCGCAGGGCTGGATGAAGTATCCGCCGGGTTCGGGGCGGAACAGGGGGCCATACTCGTCGCGGGTGTGCTGGAGGCCGTATCCGCCTGCCGTCGTGCCGGGATGTCGGGTTTTCAGGATCACCTCCCGAACTGCGCGCTGGAACCGCATCAGCTGCCTGGCCAGAGCCTCCTCCTGGAAATTCTGCAGCCAGCTGGAAACGATGATCTGATGGTTCCAGAGGATCGTTCCTCCCGTATCGACGGTGTTCACGGTCGAGCCCGGGAGGACCATCACGCAGGGATATTGCCGTTCTGCTCGGGCCCCCGTGACGATCATCACCGGATAGGTCAAGACGTAGGCGTCGGGCTGAGCGGCATTGATTTCGTCGATCTTGGTGTTCAGGCCAGCTTCCAGCTTGCCGACAATCGCATCCAGGGTTGCCTCGATCTGGACGCTCATAGCTCCCAGCTCGTGTTTTTCTGAACTGCCGCCCGGACGATCTCCCAGACCCGAGCTCCTGGGATGAAGATTTTACGAGCAGGCATATTTTCGGTGCCCTCCTGGTGGTATTCGGCGGTCGGATCATCGCTGCCCAGGACCAGGGTGCCCTCCGGGCCTGCGTCTGCCACCTCGACCACCAGCCGGTTGGGATCGGTGACGCTCGACCGCAGTTCTCCAGTGGCGACCAAGATCGGCTCACCTGGATAGACGCGATCCTTAGCGGCAGCGTAGGCAGGTTTCAAGGCTGCCCATTTGGCCGCTCCAGACTGCCCCTCGGAGGCAAACCACTCGGCCTCAGCCAAGGCAACCTCGTCGATCACCTCGCCCCAGACCGTCGGCCAGAGCGTCTCCAGCCGCGCGGCATAGCGTTTCAGTTTCGCTTTGGTCCGAGTTGGTTCAGCAATCTCGATGGTGTAGTAGCTCATATGTCCCCGACTGCGCCCCGCTTGAAATAGGGAGCAGCGGCTCCCGGTTCGCTCGATTCGTCGTAGCTGGCCGTCCTGGTCCCCGACAAAGCAGCTGATTTCGTAGCGTCAGGCAAGGTGATGCTGCCCATTTTGATCCCGTTCAAGATCGCCGTCCACTGGCGCTCCAAGGTCGCTCCGTGCAGGGAATTGTCACCCTGCGGCATCGCGTAGGCGCTCCACATCGCCGCTCCGATGCCAGCGTAGGTTCGCAAGAGTTCAGCGGATTTGGTGGCTGTTGTAGCAATGGGGACGGAGTAGTCCAACGATGCCAACGCGGCGTCCAACTGATTGCAGGCGTCATCGAGAAAACGGTGGACCTGAGAAGCGTTGGGGATCGTCGAAGGCGTAAAGGAGGCTACGAAAGAGAGATGGGCCTCAACATCAAGAGAGCTCGCATAGAGATAGCGAACGGGGATGTCTTCAACTGGCGTCATCCTAGGTCTTCAACGATTTCCAGAGACAGGTAGGTCGAGTTAGGAACTGTCTGGATGGTGCCGTCTTCCCAGTTGATCTCGAACTCCATTTGATATGTCCCAGGCGTTGCCGTCTCTTCAGCTATGAACTGATGGCTGACTTCGCCTTCTGGTTTGCTGACAAACGTCATTTTTTCCGTTTTGATGGATTTGCTTGCTGATTTCAGAAGCAGGTAAACACCGGAGGCGGTGGTCAAATTGATTTTGCCTGACTGATCGGCAAGGGTCGCTTTGATCAACGGCTTCGTGTCGTGACGCTTGATGATGAAGTCGGCAGCCATTAGAGGTAGCTGAACACCCCCACGGAAGACCGAGCTGCGGCCAGAGTTGCCATAGACGATGCAATTGTAATCCCTGCAGAGGCGGCAGCGGCAGCGATTTTCCCAGAGGCCGTATATCCGCTCGGCAGGTAGCGGGTGAAGGCACTGGCGCTAGCTTTGGTGATCCCCGCCGAAGCTGATAGCTGGGCAATGCCAACCGAGGCGCTGTAGCCGGAGGGGATATAGGCAACAGCGGCGATCGTGTTCAGGTGGATTTCTGGGGATGCGGGAGCACCTCCGCCTCCGGGTTTGATCGTGGGCGCCGGAGCAAAGGCCGTGGCGATCGCAGGGGCTCCCTGCACCGCAATCCTGGGGATTGAAACCGGAGCAACCGCCGTGGCGATGGCCGGGGCAGGAACAGCAGCGATCAGGGGGACGGGGCCCACGATCCCGGCCGTGGCGATAGCGGGCACAGCGCCGGGGATGATCTTGGGGATCGGAGCCGGTGCTAAAGCTGTAGCGATCGCAGGAACGGCGCCGGGGGCAATCAGGGGGATCGGTGCCGGAGCCGCAGCCGTAGCGATAGCGGGTACCCCCTGTGGGGCGATGTCGGGCACCACGACCGGAGCCACAGCGGTAGCTATCGCAGGGGTATCGATAACAGCGACGATCGGCACAGCCGCAGGGGCTTCAGCCGTGGCGATGGCTGGCGGTGCCGTGATGATGGCGTTACCAGCAATAGGTTCTTCTGGGATCGTCGGTTCCGGCGCCCAGAGCGGCATCCATCGCAGTTCCCCTAGCCCCCCCGGTGGCGGCGGCGGCGGCGCCGGGCCATCAGGCGAGAGCGCGGCACCGGCACTGACCCATGCGTTTTCCGCGCCCCATTCCCCGCCGACCGTCATCAAGCCGGATTCGGGCGCGATCCGGTAGGACATCAGGTAGGTCGCGGGCGAGGCAGGGACGTTGAAGTCGACCGACTCGGTGGAGTTGGCGTCGGGCGTGTTGGTCGTCGACGAGTTATTTAGACGGCTGACCTCGATCACGAGATCACCTTCGCTGGCGCTGGGCACAACTACGGAGTGCGCTTTAGACGTAGCCGACCCGCCAATGAATGAATCGACGACCGATCCCGAGCTGCCGCCTTTGAAGGACATCGCGCAGACACCCTTCGAGGTCACGGCTTCGGAGAAGGTGACTGTGAGTACCGTCCCGCTGGCGAGTCCCCCCTGTGCCCAGGCGCGCCAGAGGTTCGCCTTGTTGGTCCCGCTGGCCTGCGAGAAGACCCTTTTATAGGCCAGCCCGCCGCCGGTGATAGTCGAGAGCGACGCCGCGCTGTTCCACATCACCCCGACGTAGATCCAGCAGCCAGCGGCTACTTTTTCCGTCGTGGTCAGTTCGATTGTCGTCGAGGAGGCGGCGTTACCCGCTGATCCGAGACTTAGCTGATCGACCGCCCAGGGCACTCTCTGCCCCTAGTTCAAGGACTCCATGTAGACGAGCATCGTCGTCCATTTGTTGGTCGAGAGGTTCGTTTTGATCGAGACGAGCAGACCCGCCGCGACGGTCGTATCAACCGCCGTCGCCGTCCCCGCAGCGGTGCCGAAGTTGACCGGGCAGTTGTTCGTCGTCGCGGCTGTTCCGATCAGCGATCGGCAGGTGACTTCGCCGACGCAGACCGCTTCGCCGCCGGTCCCGATTTTGCGGAAGTGAACGACCATCTCTAGTCTCCATTGAACGTTGGTCAAGACTTCGGCGACGACCGGGTTCGTACGGGAAACACCGAGTCCAGTTCCGCTCGCCGTGGTCCCGAACCGGGGCGTGAAGATCGCCGTCTGCGCGGCGGTGACGGCGGTCGTGTTGACGCCCCCGGCCGTGATTTTGATGAGGTTGTCGCCTTCGAGGTAGTTCGCCGGGATCGCGGTTTGCCGGGCTTTCCCGGCCGGGTCCCAGAGGATCGTGTCAGTTTCCGCCGCTGCTACTTCGGTCTGATTTTCGAGCGGCGGCTCGGCGCGGTTCGGGTAAAGCTGCCGCCAGCCCTGAGCAGACATCACCGGCACACCGGAGTCGCGGATCTCGCGGCGCATCGCCTTCCAGTTGTAGCGCTCGATGTCGGCGAGCTCGGCCATGCCGGGCGGCAGGACCAAGCCCGAGGCTCGGCGCTCGGGGTCGGCCTCAGAAGTGCGGCCGTCCAGAAGGATCCCCCGCTCGTACATCAGGCGGCCACGATCTTCGCTACGCCAGTCGCATCAAATGCGATTTCAAATTTTGAGCCAGCGCCAGCGGTGTTGTTTTCGCCGAAGTCGATGTAGGCGATCAGCGGCGAAGTGCCAGCTACACCTGTCGATTTGTAGACAATCCCGTAGCGAGCGGTGAGAGAACCGCCAGAAGCCGTCCAAAATGTAGCGGTGGCAATCAGGCGCATCTCGTTGGTGGCTTCGTCATAGCTTGGAGCCGAACAGACCAAAGTGTTCCCGCCTGCTGTATATCCGTTGGCGGTGGTTAGCTCTTCTGTGATGGAGCTAAAAAAAGCGTGGGTGTCCTGGTTGGGCGTGTATCCCGATTTGACCAGAGCGCATTTGATCGTGTCGGTATCCCAATCAATAACGTTGGCGCCTGAATACATATTTTTGATCGGGAGGCCGTACCAATGGGCGGAGACAGCCACAGCGACTCCTTAAATTGCCTACTTGGATTATCGTACGGCTAGGCAGCAACAGGCTCGCGGGAAACCACCAGGAAAGTCTCTTCCCAAGCGGTACAAACCTTCTCCCAGTCCTGGCGGAGAGCCCATTTTCGACCGGCTTTCTGGCCCTTCAGCGCCTTCAGCTCAGCAACAATTGCAGCGATGAATTTCTCCCGCCAAAAATCGCTGAGCCGTCCATCGACGATCTCGGGGATGATCCTGGCCCCCGATTTGACAGTCTCCCGCAGGGCGCCATAGGCCAGACAAACCGGCACCGCTCCGCCAGCCTGAGCCTCGACCGCTGAGATGCAGGAAATCTCAGGGAAGGGCTGCTTGCTCAGTGTCGTCCAGCTCGGGTAGGCCCAGACCGCCGCATCCTGATAGAGCTCAGCGATCTGCATCTGGGTCATCGGGTCGTGAGCAACAACCCCATCGGCCTTGCTGAGCTCGATGATCGTTTCGTGAAACTGCTGCAAATCCGGACGTTGCTGGCGCATTTCGTGATAGACGGGGGCGTAGCAATGGTGCAACTCGGCCTCCGGCACCTGCTTGTGGATCTCCGGCCAACATTCGAGCAGAACGTCCAGCCCTCGATCTGGACTAGAGGTGTAGGCGACGATCGGTTTCCGAGGCCGGACCTCCTTGTCGAAGAACTTGGGCTCGATCGCATTGCGGGTGACGTAGATGTTCTCCAAGAACGGGTATTTCTCCTGCAACAGCTCGGACTGGAACTCACTCATCACCAGGGTTCCAGTGGTCCTCGCCGCCCGCTCCATAGTCAGACGATCACCGTAGTCGGCGTCGTGCAGCCAGAGCAGCCTGTTCGGGGCGTCGATCGTGTAGTCAAATGCCTCTGGCAGCCTGGAGCTGACAAAGAGGTCAGCGGTCTCGCCTGGATCCCAGAAGGTGGCGGGGGCATAGAGAACCTGCCCCTTGGGCTGCCCAGCCCCGCCGAAGCTGACCTGATCGCTCCGCAGACCGCCTCCCAGCCCCGCGTAGACCCGAACGTCCCATTCGCGGGAAGCAAACTGCTCCGCCATCTTGCAGAGAGCCGTCTCTGAGCCTCCCAGACCCTCGGTGATGATCCGCTCCGGAGTGGCTTCTGCGGGCCCAGCGTAGAAAACGATTTTCCCCTTCCGTTTGACCGGCTTCCAAGAGGCCACCGCCAGCCGCTGCTCGATCTCGAAGCCTTCGACAACGCCTGTCTCGCAGAGCAGCCCGGACAGGTCATGGGGGCTGATCGCCCGCAAGTGCCCCTTCGACTCGACCTTCGCCCACTGCGGGATGTTGCCGTTCTCGTAGGCCCCCGCCGGAGTGCTGATGTAGCAGCGCCCACCGCGCTTGCACATCTTGTTCATCAGCCTGACCAGCACCGCTGGGTCAGGGACGTGCTCGATCGTCTCGAAACAGACCACGGCGTCGTAGCTGCGGGTTTCAAAGTGGTCTGGAGCCTCGAAGAGGTTGGCGCAGACCACCTCTCCGATGCCGTCGTACTTCCTGGCCCGTCCTAGGGCCCTCTCGCAGGCTTCGCGGTTGAGGTCCATGCAATCCACCTGCTGGACCCCAAAGGCGCTTAGATTGGCTGCCATCCAGCCGTCGTTGGCGCTGAGATCCAGCACTTTCAGCCTGCTGACATCCCCCTCGCCCTGCTCTTGGAGGCCATCACGGAGGAAACCGAGGCGGTGGAAGGCTTCGTGGGCCTTCTCAATCGGCACTTCCTGGGCCTCGAAGGGTGTCTCGCCAGGGTTCTCCCGGTAATAGGAGCCGTAGACCTCGGGATCGTCGGCGTGCAGGGTCATCTCCCGTTGGTCAAGCCGTGCCTGAGCCACCTCTGGGCGGCTGTTGATGAAGTAGGGGGCGCAATCCATCAGCAGACGAGCCTTCGCATTCTCGTCGTGGCGCACCAGGAACTCGCGGAGACCCAGAAAGAACCGGGTTGCCTCTTGCGTCTTCATCTCCTGGGCCAACACAGCAGCCTGTTTCCGCACATCTTCACGCTGTGGAGTTCGCGTGAGCACCTCAGTCGTCTCTTTGAGGGCGTCCTCGATCTGATTCGTTTCGGTCAGAGCAATCGAGCGGAACAAGTGGAACTGATATTCGTACTCCAACGGGTTGATGATGAGCAGCGTCTGAGGAACACCCCGCTGCTCAGCCTGCTCGCAGAAGCGGAGAGCCTTGCCGAAGTCTTTTTCACGAATCGCCAGCTCCGCCAGGTCGAGATAGCCGTCTGCCCAGTCAGGACGGGCCTGGATAGCCCCTAGCCCAGCATCCCGAGCAGCGTCGTCGTCCCCCAACTGCCTACAGGTGAGGGACAGCTTGTGGGAGACCTGGCAACGCTCCTCGTCCCATTTGGTGTCGCTACGGCCCAGATACTCCTCCAAATAGCCCCTGGCCTCGCCCCACTCGCCCATCGCCATGCTCTCGGTGCCGAGATAGGCGAGGGTCCGGGGGTCGTGGGTCTCGGACGCCTCGTAGGAGGCTTTCAGGATCGTGTAGTTCCGCTTCGGATCCCGTTTCTTCTCGGTGCCCTGGTGGATCCAGACGACCTCCTTATTGGGAACCAGCGGTCCTGGCACCATCAGAACCTCGTGGACGGGGAGTTGCCAGTTGCAGTTCGGGATGTTGCGAACCAGGCGCTCCCGCCAGAGCTCGCAGACACAGTTCCCGGCCTCGTCTCGGGCGTAGTCGTAGCGGAACATGAAGCCAGCGATCTCCGGGGGCATCGAAGCAGCCAGCTCGGGCAACTTCTTGGCGCCTTCGATCACGTCGTCAGCGTCAGCCCAGAGGGTGAAGTCCACCGGGCCCAGCGCATCGTAGGAAGCCTGCCGAGCGGCAGCAAAGTCATCTACCCACTTGAAATCGACGACCTTCGCCCCGCAGCTCTTGGCCGTGATCTTGGTGTCGTCCTTCGATCCGGTGTCTAGGACGACGATTTCATCGACCGCATCGCGTAATTCCTGGCTGAGAAGGGTCCGAAGGCTCTCCTCCTCGTCTTTGGCGATGATGGCGAGGCCGATGGTGGGCTGCGTAGGTGAGTTCATAGTCCTCCTGAAGGGATTTCAGGGGACCCTACAACAGAGCTATGACGGCAAAAGGGTTACCTCTTGCTGGCCTTGGAGTCCTCTTCGGGCTCCTCGACCGCCTTTTGCGCCGTTTTCGCCTCTTTGCTGCTCGGTTTCGCCGCGTGGTTGTTGCTTTCCAGGAGCTCGACATCCTTGTCGGCGCACTCGAACTCCTCGCCCTCGGCGTAGATCCGACCGTCGTAGATGATCCCGGTAGTGGCGACCATCTTGGTCATTAGGCGATGACTTCTTTGATCACCCAGCCAGCGTCCGGGGCGACGATTTTCTCGATGACCCTTTCGGACTGGCGGATGTAGTCGATGTCTGGATCCTGCTGGCGCCACCGGGTCACGGTCGGCCCGGTGTGCTGGAAAGCGTAGGCGCAGGTCGGTGTCCCCCAGCCAGCTCCTGGCTCGACGTAGAGGAGGCGGACCTTTTTGCCCCAAGTCTCTGTGTAGGTGACGGAGGAAGCACCCTCGTTGGCGGTCGTCCCCTGGACTCCGCTGGGGATGATCACCTTCATCCCGTGGATGACGTTCGGCAGGAGAGTGACGCCCTCCAGGGCCGTCTGCGGGGTGACGCTGTACTGGATCCGGCCCCCGAAGCTGTCCGTGTTGTGCTGGGTCGCCATGTAGTAGGCGATCGGGTAGGGGATGACGATGACGTTGGGGTTGTAGCCAATCGCTTCGTAAACCTTCAGCGAGGCTGCCCGAATGTCGGAGTCTGGGTTGCCTTCGGTGCCGTCCCATTTTTTGGTGGCGGCGGTGCTCGCGCCGCTGGTCAGGCCGCCCCCGGTGACGACTGCAGGATCGTCCAGCAGGGTGGCGAGCCGGGACTCTTTGGCGATTGCCATCTGCAGCGAGAGGAAGTCGGTCTTGTTCTGTTCGAGGCGCAGGGCCGGGTTGGCCTGTTCGCGCTCCAAGTCCGTGATTGAGACTTTCAGCGCGTACTCTTTGACCGAGAAGGGCTCCGTGCTCCATGTGAAGTCAACCTCGCGGCTCGGTGACCGATCCTTGACTTCGTTGTTGGTCGCTTCGCTGTACCAGTATTGCTTCGGGAAGGTCGGATACTGTCCAGTCATCTGGGCAACCGCCTGCCTGGCGACCAGCTGCTCGTAGATGAAACCGTGGGCCCTGTACTGACGAGCAACGTTCGTCAGAACGGGGTCGATGATCTGTAGGCCAAGTGCCCTGTTTGATCCACCAGCCATTAGGCGGGACTCCCGAGGAAGAGCTGTCGCGGGTTAATAAGGACGGAGAAGACCTCGCCCGCCTGAGCGGCAGACTGAGAAGTGCCGACCGTCCATCCAGTTGTACCGGAGGCGATCAGGCCGGAAGCAAGCCCGAGCAGCGTGGTGGTGGCAAGCTGGGTGCCGCCCTGGACCTGGGTAGAGACCCCGAGGGAGGCGATCGCCACCTCGGCCCCGAAGCCCACCGAAGCAGCAGCGATTGCCTTGACGATGTTGCCCATTTCGTAGACCGTGACCTGGGCCCCAGGTGCCGCAGAGGCGCCAACGACGCCTACCGGCCGCTGGGAGGCGTTGGTGTTGATGATCACGCCCTTGTCGATCCCGGAGGCGACAACAACCGTGTAGGGAACAAGCTGAGAGGCCGATTTGTAGGCCTGCTGCTGCTGGTATCGGTGAAGTTCGTAGGGCATCTACGTCATCTGCTCCTGCAGCTCGGCGTCAAACGCCTCCATATAAGTGATGCTCTCGGCCTTCATCCGAGATTTGATCCGCTGATCAAGCTGCTCCCGTTCGAGCTCGCCGTCACCCTCCAGGGCAGGCTCTGGAGAGGAGGACGAGCCCCGCTCCTTGACCGGGATGGTCTCAGCGGGAAGGTCATAGAGAAGCGTCTCGACTTCTTCGAGGCCGAACTTGTCAACCCGCTCACGCCACTTGGTGCGAGTCTCGTCTTTTGCGTCCACCCGACCCTCCCGCTGGGCCTGGGAGAAGATACGGGTGAATTTCTCATCGCTCAGCGCTTTCTCGGTACGAACAAGGCGCTCCTGGAAGGTCTTGACCTGCTCGGCGGCAGCATTCATGGTGCTGAAGTCGGCCTCGGAGAGCGTCACCGTCTTCTCCTCGGTCTTCGCGTCGGGCTCCCGAGTGCCGGGCTCACCCTCGCCGCCTGGTGCTTTCGGAGGCTGGGGACCGGAGTCTTTGGTCTCCGTGGTCTCCTCTTTCTCGGCCATGCTCTGATTATCGTACGAACTAAGGCCCACTGTCTCGGCTAGATCGTTCATCCAGTCCTGGGCGACCTCACGCACCTCCTCAGAGAGGGCTACGGGGGTCATTCCCTTCAAGAACGGGCGGTTGGTAAGACCGCCGGAGACCACGGTGAAGCCTTTACCGTTGCCCTCTTCGTCCTTGAAATCGCTAGCGAACTCAGGTGAAAAGAACCGATAGGCACCGCTACGAATCGAATCAGCGGCTTCCTTGGTCCATTTGACCTTCGCCAGCAACTTATCGCCGGTCAGCTCAAGGCTGTCCATCCACCCCGCAGCTTTGGAGTCGCCTTTAGTGCGGAACGAGTGGTCGTAGTCAATCGGGACTTGGACTCCGGACTCTTTCCAGGCGGCAAAGTTCTTGACTGCGTTCTCCAAGTCGCCTTCAGTGACCTCAACCTCACCGAAGTTCGGGTGCTTAAAAGAGCCAGCCCGCATTACCTCGAATGCTGCAGGCTCAGCCCCAGGGTCAGGCGCGTCAGCGAGGCAAACGCCATAAATGTCCGTATCCATTTGCCCCGATTATCGTACGGCGGCACACCGAGGGCCCCTTGCGGGGCCCCCGATGCGGTGCGTGATGTGCTGGCGGCTTACAGGGTTCTAAGCAGCTTCACGAGCCCTCATAGCCCTCACCGCTGCCACGGCCAGCTCACTCTCCTGTTCCAATCAGATCAGCGTGAACCGCCACAAGGGCCTCTTCATGGCCTTTGAGAGCCTCCTCTTCGGTGGCATATCGGTTCATGTAGCGGTCCATCCAGGGATGGTCTCCGGATTGGTCGAACACCATCGTCTCGAAGATGATCGGCTTCCCCTCCAAAAGGGAGGGATCGCCGAACCGACAGTCGAGTCCCAACCAAACGGTGCTGACCAAATACTTGCCCACTTCGTCCCGCTTGACGACCTTGTAGTCCGTATCCCCGATGGCCTCAGCCCAATCGCCGAAACCCATCAGCTGACCCTCACGGTCGAAATGACCAAGCGGATCGATGCTGCTGTCATCGAGCCTCTTCTTCTGTTCAGAGGACAAGGACGATCGCCAAGGCTTGGTCATCACAACCTCCTAGTCGTCTAGTGATCTTCGCTCTCTATAAACTTCAAGGACTCCACCGATTATCTCTACTTCCGTTCTGAGGCTGCGGACCTTGCTTTCCTTCCGATAGGCAGCCAGCAGTTTCACGCACACGTCTACGACTTCTTTCGGGACTGGCGCCTTTTTCAACCTCGGTTTCGGTGCCAATCAAACCTCCCCTCGCCTGCTGGCGCCTGGCAGCTTCGGCATCCCCTTGCCCTTGCGCAGCCCGGCTTTCTTTTTCAGCTGGGTAGCGATCGCATATGACAAGGCACCCCAGTTACCCGAGCCTCCCTGATATGACCCTACAGTCAACCCTTTGGCGACGGCTATCACCTCGGCCGGGATCACATCTTTCAGCTTTTGATATTGCTCGGGGGTCAGGTTTTCGTCGTAGCCATCACGGACCAGGATTCCTATGGCTCTGAAGAAGAGCGCGGAGTTCGCTTTTGGCTGGTTCATCCAGGTCGTTGCGAGTTTCATCGTTCGCTCCAACCCCTCCAGCCCGATTTTTGTAGCGATGATCTCCAAGCTGACGATCGCCTCGATGCACTTGTAGGGCTCGCCACCCTTCAGCTTGCCTATGTCCCAACCTGCGCCAAAGACGATCTCAGCGATCTGAACAGCTTGTTCTTCGTTCATCATCAGCCGCTCTTCAAAGTGCTCCAGCGGCCCCACCTTGCGACGGTGACGGTCGCAAGCCAGCTTCAAGGCGGCCTTCTCCTGCAAGGTCGTCACCTCATCGTGAACGTCACACCGCCAGGATTTGATACCTCGCTCGACTCCAACCAGGAAGCGGTGCCTCCCGTCGATGATGTTGAAGGTTTCGTCCTCGTTGGGAATCACCACCAGCGGTTGCAGATAGTCCTCGCTCCAGTTGTTACGCAAATAACCCATCTGCTTTCCACTCAGGGTATGAGCTATCTGAATGTCTGGGTCTACCAACAGATGGTCCGTATTAATCAATTTCAAATGCGGCATCACACACCTCCATATCGTTTCTCGACTTCGCCCTCTTTTAGGACCTTCTTGGTCCAACGCCCGACCCTGATTTCACACTCGGGGCACTGGAACTCAGAAGTCCCGTCGTATCTCTCTGGGCCATCGGTGTACTCAATACCTATCATTCGTGAATAGGTATTTCCGTCCACTACATGCGACAAGTTCGCTCCGCAGAAGTCACACCGCTCTGCGGTCAACCGTTTCTTCTCGGCCTCAGCCATCGTCGTCCTCCTCGTATTGGAAGTCACGCACCCGGACCCCCATCTCGAAGCCGAATCCGAACGTGCTGCCGAACAGATTGAGCAACATCAGCGTCCCCTGGGCATCTTCTGGACCGAAAAGAATCCCTCCCTCATCGTCTCCCTCGTCCTCGATCAGCTTCTCCAGCCCCTCCTTGAGATGCTCCAGGCAATCGGCGGTGAAGGACTGCATCAGAGATTCAAAGGCGTCCTGGTCAATCCCATTGGCGGTGATCCACGGCCAGGGATTCGGGCCATGAATCTTCCCAGCCTCGATCGCTTCTTCGACCATCTTTTCGAGCTCTGGAACTCCAACCGGCTTCAGCGCAATCATTCGACTCCCTCCATCGCCTCAATCCGCCCAGCGACCACTCCGGCAAGCACCCCACTCATCAGCACGCTGACTACATGCTCCACCAGGTCTTCCGGCGATGTAACCATTTCCGCCAGCGCCCCCGGTGTCACCTCCTTGCAGAAGTCACCGATGCCGCGCAGATCGATGTCACGGAAGATCGGCAGCTCCTTAGCGTCGGGACCGTGGCTGTCGATTTCATCCCTGATCAGGGTGTAGGTCTCCTCGACCTTGGCAGCGTCGATCATGGCAGTACCTCCGTGTCTCGTTCATAGAGAGTTCGCAGGGCGTGCTGGAAAATCTCGGCGGCCCCAGGAAGTGGCGACGACTCGTCGGCGAGGATCCGATCGAGCAGCCAACCCTCTGGATCCTTTGCGGAGTCAGCCTCGTCGAGAACGAATTGAACAGCCTCACTCTGGTCCATCGTCAACCTCCCATCCATAGGCCTCCAAGAA